GGACACATTCGCACCACTCTACGGTGCTACAGGGTTTGGGAGGACACCTGCTGAAGCAACGTATTATAAACAGTTCACGGAAAAGTACAAAGGCATCGCACTTTGGCATACCAAATTGGCTAAAGAAGCTGTAACGACAGGTAAAATATCAACACCGTCAGGAAGAGAATTTTCGTTTCCTGAAGTGAAAAGGCTACCTAATGGGAAGGTTACATACTTTACTCAAATTAAAAACTTTCCTGTGCAGAGTTTTGCGACAGCAGATATTGTACCATTAATTTTAATAGAAATAGATAAAAGACTTGACAACCTACAGTCATGTGTGGTAAATACAGTACATGATTCAATAGTAATTGATGTACATCCTGATGAAGAAAATCAGATTATAAATTTAATAAAGGAAACAAATAAAGATATGATAGACTTGATAAATACGAACTTTAATATTATATTAAATGTACCATTAGTGTTAGAAGCTAAAATAGGAAATAATTGGCTTGACATGCAAGACGTAGCATGATATAACTAGAAACCATTTTTAGAAAAGGAGAAAAATATGAACGGTGAATTATCAATTAAGAGTATAGACAGTAATAATTATAGTGCAATGGCAAAAGCTATGGGTATTAGTTTGGATAACGACTCAACCTCTGTAATTAAACTGCCACGATTAAAAATAGAAAATGAATCTATTATGAGAGATTCAAAAATTGATGGTAAAAAAGTTAAGGAAGAAATAATGGAAGCAGGTTCTTTTAAACTTTCTTTACCTGAAGATGAGAATGTTTTTTACGGTAAAAGTGTTGTTGTAAGAATTTTCATGCAACGATTTATGTATAAAAAGTTTTTTATGGATACGAAAAAATACGGTAAGTCTGTATTTTCTGACAATCTTAATATTGATTTAAAAGATACATTAGGTACATTTAATTTAGGAAGACCTCTAGGTTTTCAGAGAGATTGGAATAGTCTTCCTGAAGAAGTAAGAAACATAATTAAATCTGTTAAAAGAGTACGAGCATTGTTTGGTAAAATAAACTATGTAGGTAAGGTTGTTGACTCTACTTTAAATGAAGTAAAGTTTGAAGAAACACCTTTTATATGGGAGATAGACAATGCCACAGGTTTTAAGAATATGGGTATTCCTCTTACTTCTCTTGCTAAACAGCAATTAATTCCAATCAATCATAATATTTCTATTGTAACACAAGAGAATGTTATGAATAATGGGAACAGTTTTTATACTCCTGTTCCTACACTCGATACTACAAAAACTGTAGATATTACAGATGAAGACCAAGTGCTTTTTACTCAATTCAGAGAATTTATTGAAAACTATAATGGTTGGGTAGTTAAAGAATGGGAGAAAAATGTAGTAGAAGAAGATATTTCAGATGAAGATAAGGACATAGTTGATGGCTTTGTCGACATTGAAATGGATGAGGAGAGTAAATAATGCATCATCGAGCAGAATTGGCAATACATCAGTATCTTAAAGATGCTGTAGAGGGTAAAACTTCTATGTCCGACAGCACAATAGAACAGATTACAAACGACATCAAAGATGCTTTGTATCGTCAATTCTCCTCTTCCAAAAAACGAGATGAATTTAGTCTGCGAATGTCTAATATAGGAAGACCATCATGCCAACTGTGGTTTGAGAAAAACCATCCAAAAAAAGCATTACCAAAACCTAATACATTTATTATGAATATGATGATTGGGGATGTTGTTGAAGCTATATTTAAAGGGTTGTTAAAAGAATCAGGTGTGGAGTATCAAGATAGTGAGAAAGTACACTTGGCTGTAGATGACACTTTAATTTCAGGAACATATGATTTAGTTATAGATGGTGCAGTAGATGATGTAAAATCAGCTTCTGATTGGTCTTATAAATACAAGTTTGAATCTTTTGATTCTTTATCTAAAGGAGATAGTTTTGGTTATGTAGGACAGCTTGCAGGGTATGCAGTCGCAAGTGATAAAAAAATAGGTGGTTGGTGGGTTGTCAATAAAACCAATGGTCGTTTTAAATATGTTCCTGCTAGTGATACCAACATAGAAAAAGAAATATCAAAGATTAAAAAGACTATTAAAGAAGTAGACAGAAAAGAATTAGTGCGTTGTTTTGAACCTGAACCTGAATATTTTAGAGGGAAACCAACAGGTAATATGGTATTAAACAAGAGTTGCACATTTTGTGACTTTAGACAGGCTTGTTGGGAAACCTTAGAAGTATTACCTGCTCAAAAGTCATCTGCTAAAGAACCTAAGATGGTTCAATATATATCAATAGGAAAGGAGTAATGTTATGACAAATAGTGTAGACGAAATGGCAGAAATAATAAAAGAAAAAGAGAAAGAACTGTATGAAATGAAAAAAGAATACAGAGAACGTAGAACTGAAGGTTTGCGTAGTGCGATTGAGCAACGTAAAGAAGCAGAAAAACTAGTGCGTGATGAAATGAAAGCATTAGGATATACTGATGGTTTACCTTTTGGCTCAAATATACGTTGGTATAACTTTTAAAAATGTCTGCTTATAGTGCTACACAGGTGGCACGTAAAAATGGGTATAGGAGTGGTTTGGAAGATGTTGTTGCCAAATATCTTAAAAAAAATAAGATACACTTTTTATACGAAAAGATTAAGATAGAATGGGAAGACCTTGCTTATCGTACCTATACCCCTGACTTTGTATTAGATAATGGAATAATTATTGAAACAAAAGGTAGATTTACTGTTGCTGATAGACGTAAACATTTATGTATAAAAAAGCAACATCCTAAATTAGACATACGATTTGTGTTTACAAACAGTAAGTCTAAATTAAGAAAAGGTGCTAAAACTTCTTATGCAGAGTGGTGTATAAAATATGACTTTAGATATTATGACAGAATAATACCTGAAGATTGGTTGAAGGAAAAGGGTAAAAAGGATAAGTATCCTAAGTTTATATGTTTTCCTAATAATAAAATAAAAAGGAGATAAAAAATGTCAGATATAAGAGTTGAAGATTTTACGATTGTCATAAGCCCTGTTTTATCAGAAGATGGTAAACGATGGACAGGTGGTTTGTATACAAGTATTATGCATAATAAAACATCACCTTTAGGTATGGAAGACCAAAAAAGTTTATACGGTATCTGTAAGTTAATGTGTAATGCAGTTATTTTGAGTAATATAGATGAGGATTTTAGAGACCATTTAGAAGAATTTACAGTAGCTAATGATTCTATTGTTGACATTGATAAAACTTTCTCGGACAATCCTATTGTTGATAGAAAGGATAATGTTATAAAAATAAACTTTAAAACTAAAACGAAAGGAAATGCATAATGAAAAAACAAAATATTAATTGGAATAAAAATGCTATGGATTATCAAAAGAAAACAGATGGTTTATTTTTGAATAGTGGTACGGAAAAACTATTTCAAACAAATACAACTAATGACATGGTTAATCACCCACCTCACTATAATCAGTATGGTATTGAATGTATAGATGCTATTCAGGCTTGTACAGGTGAAGGTTTTGAACAATACCTACAAGGAAACATTCTTAAATATTTATGGAGATATAAATATAAAAATGGTGTAGAAGACTTGAAAAAAGCACAATGGTACTTAAATAAGTTATTAGAGATAACAAAATGATAGCCGAAGCATTATTATGTTTAGCACTTAATGTTTACCATGAAGCTAAAAATCAAAATGCTATTGGTCAAATAGCTGTGGCACAGGTAACTATGAATAGGGTTTATGATGATAGATACCCTGATACTGTGTGTGAAGTTGTTAAACAAGGACCAACGTATTCATGGAAACCTGACTACCCTATTAAGAATCGTTGTCAGTTTAGTTGGTATTGTGATGGCAAGAGTGATAAACCTAGAGAAGAATATGCGTGGGAGTATGCTCAAGTAATTGCTCACGAAGTTTATCATGGTAATGTTGTTGATGTAGTCGAAGGTGCAACACACTATCATGCTCATTATGTTACACCTGAATGGGCTAGTAGTAAAACTTATATAGTCAGAATAGATGACCATATATTTTACAGATGGGATATAAATTATGGAGAAAATTAAGGTTAAGATATTTGTAACTTTATCTGTTGACCCTGATGAGTATGCAGTTCCTTCTGATGGGCAAGTAGTAGAAGAATTTGAAGAAACATTAACTGAAGTTATGCACGATATAAATGGTGTAGATATAAAAAACATAAGAATATTACAGGAGTGAAAATATGACAAATAATAATATAGGAAAACAATTACCAACGGATTATCAAAATTTTATAGCATTATCTCGTTATGCAAGATGGTTGCCTGAAGAAAACAGACGAGAAGAATGGTCAGAAACTGTGGAGAGGTATCTATTCAATATATCTAATCACTTAAAAGAAAAACACGACTATATCATTCCTGAAAAACTATATGAAGATTTAAGAGCCTATATTTCTGACTTACATGTAATGCCAAGTATGAGAGCATTAATGACAGCAGGTAAGGCACTTGATAAATGTCATGTTGCAGGATACAACTGTTCCTATCTTCCTGTGGACAGTCCTCGTGCCTTTGACGAATGTATGTATATTCTTATGTGTGGAACAGGAGTTGGATTTTCTGTTGAACGAGAAAATGTTGATAAGTTACCTATAGTTAATGAACATTTTGAAGATAGCACAACAGTAATTAGAGTAGCCGATTCAAGAGCAGGTTGGGCAAGAGCCTTGAGAGAACTCATAGCTATGCTTTATGTAGGACAAGTACCTGAATTAGATGTAGAAGATGTTAGACCTGCTGGTGCTAGATTAAAAACATTTGGTGGTCGAGCATCAGGTCCTGAACCTTTAATTGACTTATATCGTTTCTGTATAAGTATATTTAAAAACGCTGCAGGTAGACAACTATATCCTATTGAATGTCACGATATAATGTGTAAGGTAGGTGAGGTTGTTGTTGTTGGTGGTGTAAGACGTTCTGCTCTCATCAGTCTTTCAAATCTAAGTGATGACCAAATGCGACATGCTAAGTCAGGACAATGGTGGGAAACGGAAGGACAACGAGCATTGGCTAATAATAGTGTGGCTTATAGGAATAAACCTGAGATGGAAACATTCATGCGTGAGTGGATGTCTTTAGTGGAAAGTAAATCAGGAGAACGTGGTATATTCAATCGTAAGTCGGCAGTCAAACAAGCAAGTCGAAATGGAAGAAGATATACAGACTATGAGTTTGGTTGTAATCCTTGTAGTGAAATTATATTAAGACCTTATCAATTCTGTAATCTATCTGAAGTGGTCATTCGTTATGATGACACAGAAAAAACTATGCTGAATAAAGTTAAGATGGCTACAATACTTGGAACATTTCAATCCACATTTACTGACTTTAAATACTTACGGTCAATATGGAAAAAGAATACAGAAGAAGAAAGATTGTTGGGTGTTTCCTTAACAGGTATTATGGACAATGAACTTTTTAGTATTAGAGATTGTGTTTTATCTCAAGAAGGTCATAAAATATATGATGATAGTCGGCTTGGTAATTTACTGACTAAATTAAAAGAAAAAGCAATTACAACTAATAAAACATTTGCTGAGAAATTAGGTATACCTCAGTCAACTGCTATCACCTGTGTTAAACCTAGTGGTACTGTTTCTCAACTTGTAGATAGTGCAAGTGGTATTCATGCTCGTCACAGTAAATATTATGTTCGTACTGTGCGTGGTGATAATAAAGACCCACTTACGCAGTTTATGGTTAATAGTAAAATACCTAATGAACCTGATGTTATGAAACCTGACAGCACAACAGTATTCAGTTTTCCTATGAAGTCACCTGAATATGCTATCACTAGAAATGAGATGTCTGCTATTGACCAATTAAATCTATGGCAGACTTATCAAGAATATTGGTGTGAGCATAAACCATCTGTTACCATAACAGTAAAAGAAGATGAATGGTTGGATGTAGGTGCTTGGGTTTATAAAAATTTTGAAACTGTATCAGGAATATCATTTTTACCTCATAGTGACCATACGTATGCTCAAGCACCTTATCAAGAAATTACAGAAAAACAGTATAAAAGACTTGACAAGCGTATGCCAAATGGTGTAAATTGGAAATTACTACAGAATTTTGAAAAAGAGGACACTACATCAGGCTCAAAAGAGTTAGCTTGTAGTGCTGGAGTTTGCGAGGTTGTAGACATACAGTCATCATAATTCAGGTAGTAAACCCCTCGGAAGGTACGTTTCACCCCTCTGAGGGTCTTTAAAACAAAGAAAATTTTTTATGAAAGGAGTAAATTATGCAAAATGAACAAAAAATAGATTATTCTAACTACACAAGGGGAAATTCCAAAATTATTGATGGTGTGCATTGGTATGTTGATAAAAATGGCAAGCCTGTACAGACTGTTGAATCTCATGCTAAGAAAAATCTCACTCGCATGATAGTAAATGGAAAAGTTATTCCTAAATATGTTAATAAACCTAAAGGTAAAAGAAAAGGTGATTTAAATCCTATTCATAAACCGGGAAATTATAAGTCACTCGATGATGCTTACTCACATAATGAATTAGATGAAATGGCTAAAGACAAAAATGTTAAAGGTGAATTATATATAGCAACTCGACTAGAGTTTGAAAAAGAAGGTTGGTTTAAAATAGGAATGTCTATAAACTCTGCTGAAAGTAGACTTAAAAATTATCAAACAGGTAGCCCATTTCAAGACTACTATCTTGTTGATAAAAAAGCTGTAACAAATGTTGCAGAGGAAGAAAGAAAAATGCACGGATATATAAAAAAATTCTGTGATAAGAAAAGTAATGAGTGGTTTAAAATAGATAAAGACAGACTCATTAGTTTGTTTAACTCAAAGAAAGGAGATTAATATGAGAGAACTATTAATAAGTGCAGCAAGAAGCCATTATATGGGCTTGATAAATAAGCATATATCAAATGTAGAGGTTTTATTAACAAATCCTATGGGTATTAGTGGTGTAGCTGATAAACACCAAGATATTCAAGAAGCAATAGAAATGGAGTTAGGTATTATTGCTGATTACAATGATAAGCTAGAAGTCTTACAACGATTTTTTGTTAAGACTCAAAATGAACCTGTAGAAGGTAAAAAGAAGAATGATAAATAGATTCGATTATAACGGAAATAAGTTATCGAAATATGATGCACCTCTTAAAATACAATTTGAAAAAGGGGTGCAATCATTTAAACGAGGTAAGATAAATAATCCATATCACTACAAAACGATGCAACATCGTGAATGGCAGAGAGGTTTTAATTTTGCTTACTTTATAAATTTAAAAAAGGTTAAGAAATATGAAACTAGAAGAAGAGGTAAAGCAGTACATGCAGAATAAAAATAAAAGTATAATTACAGCTAATGAATATCAATTAAAAGCTAAAGAAACTGCAATCTTTCCAAAAGACAAAGCCCTAGAGTATTTAACTTTAGGGCTAGTCGGTGAAGCAGGTGAAATTGCTAACAAGGTTAAGAAGATTATTCGTGATAAAAAGATACAAAGCGATTGGAAACCTTCTGACCTTGCAGGTGAGATAGGAGATGTTCTATGGTATTGTGCTATGTTGGCTGATTATTTGGATGTGAACTTAGGTAAGATTATGGATAATAATTTAGACAAGCTACGTTCAAGAAAAGAACGTGGTGTGTTAGGTGGGAGTGGGGATAATAGGTAGGTTATTTAGCCAAACCTAATCTTCCACCCCTAGATTTTTTAACTAATATGTTGCCTATACCATAGGCTTCATCTTCTTCAATGGTACTTCCATATAATTTTTTGTATTCCTCATTGGCAGCATCTCTTTTTATTACACTTGTTTCTTCCCAAAGAGCCTTATCTGTTTCTGTGTAGGTTATCTGCTCTCCTTCTAATACTCGTGCTTCTGTTTCTGTTACGATTCTATCTTTTGCTAGTTGTTTTGCATTTTTAATTAGGTATTTAGCTGTATCTATTAGTTCCTGTCTTCTAGCTTTGTATCCTAATGCTTGATATTCATCACTTTTTATAACACCCTCTAATACTTGTGACATATTATAAGGACTATCTGCTCTAGCAAGTTCTCTTCTTGTGTACCTATCTATTAAATTATTAGGGTTTCTTCTATATATGTTATATGTTGTTAAATTTAATCTTCCCATCTCTTCTTGTAATACATTCTTCTTTTTTCTTTTACCAAAACCAAATAACTGTTTTTCTAAGGGATTTACTGCTTGTAAAGGACCTGTCTGAAAGGCAGAAAACATAGGGTCTGCATATCCCTCTCCTAAACCCTGTGTTAATGGAAAATCTGGTAAACTTCTAAAGGCTCTTGAATACATATAGTCAAGGAGATTAACTTCTCCACCCACCCTAGTTTCAGGAATCATTCTTGATTCAGGGTCAAATTGGCTGTATAAATCTTTTACTACAGAAAAAGGTATCATATAAGTATTTAAAATATCTCCTGCTATTTCTCCTAAAATCTTAGTGCCTTTTGGACTATTAAGATTTTGATATAAATTATCTAATAGAGTTAAACCTAAACCAACTCTAAATGTAGAACCTAAAGTAGCCTGTAATCCATCTCTTATGTAATTACCTACTTTTGGTGGTAATGTTCCTGTCATTGCTCTATAACCAATATCAGCCATTAACATAAACATAGAAAAAGGTCCATACAACGGTCTACCATCAATTATATTTCCTTGATTGTCTTTTATTTCATACCAGTAATTAGTGTCACCCTGTTTCATTCTCCAAGCAAATGCAGTTGAAAGCATCAATGCACCTGTCATTCTTTTTCCTGCATCTTTTTTCCATACATCTACCAATTTTTCATTTGGTGCTTTATTAACCAAATCTTTAGCCAATTTTAATTGCGAAAATATAGGAGCATGCTCTCCTATAAATTTTAATTGGCTTGCTATAAATCTAGGAAATGGAAGAAACATAGAAATAGCAAAGGGCATATCTCTTTGATACTTTATTACACCCTTTGCAATGTTATTAAATCTTGTATTCTCCCTAAACGAATTTTGGTATGTAAATTCTAAAGCATCATCATATGCTTTTTGAAAAAACTCGTCAGGAAGTTCATCCAATGCACCTCTTTCAATTATCTCAAAAAGTTCTTTCCCTGTTTTATCTTTAACGGTTCTACCTAAAGACGATGCAAATACTGCTTGTTTCCAAAAATTATCAGATAGAGAATTGGCAATATTAAACTTTCGACCTATATCAGCTAATATAGTATCATTTTTCATACCAATATCTATATCAGCATTTTGTCTAAACAATATAGCAGATTGTTCAGGGTATAGTTCAGTATATAATTGCCTAACAATTTTAGCTTCTTGTTGATTGAATGTATACTTAGCTACATCTAGTGTGCCATCAAATAAACCCCTAGACCCAAACATAGCCTCTGCTTGTTTTTTTCTTTGTTTGAATATCTCTTCAGTAATTGCACCTTCTCTATAGAGTTTTGTTAGACCTTCTATAGTATCCCTTCCTCTTCCCGGCATTACCATATTATGTATGATATTATCTATTGTTCTAATACTAGCATCAACACCTACACGAAATCCTGCGTTTAAATTATTTCTAGCAGTTGTTGCAGGTTGAGATGTCATAAGACCTAATCTTAATCTATCCAAATCCCTAAAAAAACCATATATTGCTGTGTCATTAGTTAATAATGCTTCAGCTTCTTCTCTTGAAATTGTAGACAACCCTGCTGTACGTAGTGCATCTAAATCACCTAATTGTTTGTCTACAGCTTCTTTGTATTGCCTATTTAGATTCCTTTTTAGTAAACTTTGAGTTCCTAATATTCGACCTGCATCTGATATTTCTGATTTATACATTAAAGAAAACTGGTCTACTGTTATATTATGCTCTTTTAATATTTTTGTAATGTCATTAGTAACTATGTCACCATTAGCCATAGCTTTTTGTACGGTAGCAGTTATTCTATCCCCCTTCTTCATATTTAATTTTTCTTTTACACGGATAGTTGCTGCGGCAATGTTTTCAAATACATGTTTTGGTAAACCAGCTATAAGTTCGTCAGAATCTGATAAATAATTTCTTACTGCTCTACCTTCTTTTACTTTATCTAAATCTAATGCTTTTAAAGTTTCTTTTATCTCATCTATTTTTTCCTTTGATGTTTCTTTTAATACCTTTTGAGACTCTGCATTAGCCATATTAGCTTTTTGTAATGTCTCTAAGTCATATTTAGCTTTTAGTTCAGATGCCCTTGTAGCCTTTTTAGCACCTAACGCAGCAAATGGAACAGAAACTATTCCTGCACCTATGGCAGAAGCGAGTCCTGTTGTCAATGCTCTTCCCCCTGTAACCTTATCTTGAACCTCTGTTTCAACCCTCGTTCCTTCTTCTATTAAACCCTGTCCTGCACCTATTGAACCTTCAACTGCCATAGCACGACTTACACCTGATGTTAATTGTTGTTTAAATTTTTGTTCAGCAGCTTTTTTAGCAGTTAATTTACCACCTACAGGAATAGAAGTAAGTGCTTTTCTTAAACCTAATCTTGCTGTTTGTGTACCTGCTACTGCTGCAGCTTTTCCTGTTCCACCTGTTATAATACCTAAATAAGTTGATGGTGCTGTTGCCAATCCTTCTGCATAATCTAGCATCATTCTCCAAGATAAATCTTCTCCCGGCATCCTATCATATACATCTATCAATCTACCAAAACTATCTTTATCCTCTTCTGTTGCATTTTGAGCATACTCTAAATCACGTAACGCTGTTATCTCATTGACACTAGAATAACGCATATGCTCCATAAATTCATTATACACTTCTTCGGCTGTGTTTAAGTTTGTATTATTATTTCTTTTATATAGGAAATCGTAGGCATCAGATATGAAGCCTTCATCTTTGATAAGGTTTTCTTTATTTATGTTATCTTCTTCAAGGTAACTGTAATCTTTTAGTTTTAACATTTTATAGCTTTGGTCTTCCACTTGGATAGTGTGTTGTTCCCCAATCGTCATACCATTTTTCTATT